GAACAGTCCGTGAGTTGCGTCCAATGAGCTTTGCAGCTTGCCCTGTAGTAAGGGACTTTCTACTATTTTCAGTTGTCATTCGTATATCCTAATCTGTCCGTAGTGACCATTGTATCATTGATTTGTTTCGTTTCATAATCGGACATAACACACACTGCAAATACAATGTATAATCCGCAAGCGATCAACCGGTTTACCTGGCGGTTCTCCGGTTGGTCGTCTATTATTTTGGAAAGTAACATTCAACCATTTCTCCCCAACAGTAATGATCTTCAACCCACCAAAGATGTCCAGAGACTTGCCAAATAGCCCATAGACCAATCAAGATCAACACCGCTCTCACTTGCTTGCCACGTTTAGTTAGTTTCATCTTTAGTCTCCTTTGTTTCTTGACAAGAACAGACTTCCACATCGTATTCTTCGTGATGGGAATGGTAGATATATCCTTTGCCGTAGCATAGATTACAAGTCATTTGATTCATCCAAATCCCAAGCAATCTCAGAGTTTATGCATATCGGAACAACGCAAACCCATCGCGGCATTCCACTGTATACTCTACTGGAAACCATGACATCAGATCCGCAAGCGGCACACTTTAATCTTCCTGTTTTTACAGTCATGGCAATCTCCAATATCCATAGACGCACCGAGTTCCATCTCTTGATGGATCATAAGTGTCATGTATAACTTTGTCCAGAACTGCCGTGATGTGTTTAGAAACCTGCACCACAAGTCTACCTTCTGGTAGTTCTGATTCTACAAGATGGACTTTGCAACCAGATCCAACTTTCATTGTTGGAGTCCAGACAAATCCTAAGTCTTGCATCATTTTTCTTATAGTACTTTTACGTACTCCAGTCCTAGCATTAGATTTTTTGCTAATTCTGGACTTGTATTCATTAGACGCATAACTATTAACTAGATCGTAAACCTCTTTGTAAGGTCTTTGACTAGCAATAGATATAGCGCGGACAACACAATCGCTAGTAGATCCTTTATATCCTGCTTCGGATCTACCGCCATCGTTATATTCGTATTTCATTTTTCCTCCTGGCGGTTAGTGGTACTGGACCATTATACACTGCGGACTTTTTGATCCGCTAGTTTGTCGTGCAATTCAGCACATTTCTTGCATACATATGCAATGAAACGCTGACCGTTGTCATATTGATACCAACGATTTTGCAAATTGTCACTTTTGCGTCCACACATCGGACAATCACTCATTATTTAACACACTCCCAAACATGTTGAGTTCCTTTTGGATGATTACATTTCATATTCATAAAGCGGACAGCTTCACGAATTGTTGAGTTAATCGTGCGTTGAGATGCTTCTGATGAATCTAGATCAAAGTTGTGCATGATTACGTTTTCAATTTCAAGAGCTTCTTTTTCAGAAACTTTTGCAACTTTGATGATGTCTTGAATTAGTGATGACATTAGATCATCTCATTTTTTGTAGCAATTGCAATTTCCATTACTAAGTCATCTGCAGTTTGCTTTTGATCTTGTGTCATGCGGCTGTAGTATTCAGCGTATTCTTCTTTTGATGAACGACCTTCAACATAATTGAGAACAATTTTTGTTAGAAGGAATTTAACTGGAAGTCCACATGTGTAGTTCCAATTGATTTGTTCTTGTGACATTGTGTTCATTTGATTCTCCTGGCGGTTAGTATGAGCGGTTGCTCATAGGATCAATATACACTGTTTGTGGACATTTAACCATCATTTGTAGAAATGTTTCTAAAAGATCTTATTTATCAGAACATTTGTTCTGGCCGGTGGCACATAAGTTAGCCAAAACCGCCAGGATCCACCAGGACGCGGGTCCATTTGTGGTGAGTATAAATATACTCGGATTTATATGTCCGTGGTCCTGGGACAAACCTGGCCGCTCGATCTGGACTAAACGGACTCCAAAAGGTGTCAAAAGGTTCCCATAAGATCTTATTCAATAGAGTGTACAAATGACGGTGGACAGTATTGAATGTACCTATGAGCAACCAACCGGTTGCCATAACCGCCAGGAGGAAAAAATGTCAACAACAACATACAAGTACAATGTAGGTTCTTCAGCTCCAAGCAATCGCAAAGCTTTGGATTCAATTGGAGATCTATGCACTGAATGTGGTCGTGCGCTTGGTAAAAATCCACTTTTCTTTGAAGTTAATACTTCATGGGAAGTCATTGCTCCAAATAGCGATGAAAAAAATTCACAAGGTTGTTTTGCAATTGGACAAACTTGCGCAAATAAGTTTGCCCCAGAGTTATTAGTAAAGTTTAATTAGGACGAAACACTCCGCAAGGAGTGTCCAGTGTTAAATGACACTGCTGATGAGTCCATCAGAATAAATCGCCAGGAGGAAATAATGTCAGTACAAATCCAGAACGCAGCACGTCGCAAGGCTCCATGGATTAGCACCGCAACATGGGTGAATTCAAGTGACGAGCAAATCTCTGCAGCTCAAGTTCTTGAGAATGCAAATCTTGATTGGGAAGTTCAACACACTCCACTTTCAACTACAGCAATTAACAATGACGGTGTAACAATCGTCAAACTTGAAGACAAAGTTGCTACAACTCGTGTCAATAAGGACGGATCAGCTTCTGTTCTAGGTATCACTTCTCCTACATATACAATTGTCCAGAACAACGACATTGTGAACATTGTGGATTCTGTTATGTATGAAGCCGGTGCAATTTACCAGTCAGCTGGTGAATTACGCGGTGGCAAGAAGATCTTCATGGCTGCAAAGCTTCCAGACACTCTTGATCTTACTCTTAAGAATGTTGATCCAGTCGAAGCATTTCTAGTTGCATCAAATACTCACGATGGAACAGATTCACTTCGCTTCGAAATCAAGTACCTCCGTCTAATCTGCAAAAATGGAATGACACGTTGGACTAATGCTTCTTCTATCTCTTTCCGCCATTCAGCTCGTATGAATGTCAAGATCGAAGATGTTCGTCAAACTCTAGGTGTTGTTCTTAAGTCAAATGAAGAATTCAACCTTCTTTCATCTTCTCTATTCGATAAGAAAGTTGCTAACTCTGACTTCTGGTCAATCGTCAAGGATGTTCTTCCTCTAGATGAAAACAACATGACTGAGCGTCAGCAGAACAATGTTCGTGAACGTCAGCAGACTCTTCTAGGTATTTGGAATGGACCAACTCAGGAGAACATTAAGGGAACAGCATGGGGAATTGTTAATGCTTTCACAGAGTACGAACAATGGACCCGCACAACTCGTTTAGCCAATGACTTTGCGGCTGGTGAGCGATTCATGATGAATCAAGGAACATCTCTCTCAGATCGAGTTTTGGAGATGGTTCGCTAAGACAAAAAGAAAAAGGCCCCTGCCGAAAGGCAGGGGCTTCTTTTTTGTTCTTTTAATCTAAGAATGCAATGTGATTCTTTCCAGCTTTTGTTTGTAATGCTACTTGTATTTGTCCACCACTATTGATATCAAATCGAATGGCAGTTTTGACCGCTTGTTCTAGAATATCAATTGCATCTTCGTATTCATCTACTTCATCAATTCCTAATGCATGAGCAGCTCCAAGAGCTAATGCTGCGCCAGTTCCCGTGCAATAAACTTTGTCTTTTGTCTTTTCTAATCCATAGACTTCATCTATAAAATACAATGTTCCTTGGACAGCAACTATGAAATCATTCTCAAACGATGATGGAAAGCCTTCAGATTTAATGTCGTAACCTGAGATTCCAAAGGTTTTTCGTAGATTTGGCACAAACTGAGTTACCATAAACTTATCTAGATTCTTTGATCTTGGAGGAGCTGGTGGATTAAAAGCATGTTGGATCAGATTCATGCCTCGTACTAAACCTGCAGCTGAAACTAAATATTTGCCATTCTCTGCGATCTTGCCCATTGGAGAACAATCAGCTCTCATGTCATAACCAGTAGTTTGCGTATCTGCGGCAATGATGCAATAATCATCATGCTGAAATGCAATGAGTGTTGTCATTCTTCCTCCGTAGCTAGTTCTCCGCCAATGGCCATATAAGCTGCTCCATCTATCCAACCATCTAATTTCTCAGGTGATTGAATTAACCGAGCAACTTTTACTTGATTCATGCATAACGCAACTTGCCAAGGTTCTACGGTAATGCCTAAAACTACACTCCAAAGCTTTGCAATACGATCATGGTTTTCTTGCGGAGTTCCATAATCTGTTTGACGATCGTTATAAATTAAACGAGTTGCTTCTTCTAAGATCTCTTTGCGATCCATTAGTCTAACCAAACTTGATAACAAGCAGTGACACGACCTCGTTCGGGATCAATGAAGTGCAATCTTTGAGAAGGAACACCCGAGGCGGCCATAGAGTCTCTTGCGTAGCGGTTATCGGACTCTGTTGAACCGGTCCAATATACAGATCCAAGACCATCTGAAAGTGGTTCTTGTGCATGACGATGGTAATGACCGAGGTAAATATCTTGAAATTCCCAGTCGTACGCTCCGGCTTTCCAACGGTTTCCAGCTGCTTGCCATCCGGCCGGAGAAGCAAAACCAGATCTACCAACTTCATCGCCGTGCATAAGCAAAGCTCGATAATTGCCAATCTCAATGCGTTGAATATCTTCAACACCATGACGTGGATCCCATGTTAGTCTTTTAGCAGTCGCTTCTTCAGAACATAATAACTGACGCGCAAGCTCATAACACATACGATCAAAATTATCAGACTTCGGTACATCCGCCCTTTTGTTTCCGATTCTGCCATGGTTTCCCCATTCTGCAATAACAGTTACATTTTGGTAAACTGCCAATGCTTGTCGTACTACATCTACAATTAAACGACTTACAGTGATGTATTGGTCATAAAGACTAAGATCGATTTCCCATAACTGAGCTGGGTAGTTAAACAAACCTTCGACCATATCTCCGCCAAAGCAAACTACAACATCATTGACTGGATGATCTTGTCTCTGTATTTCAGTAATTTTAGTCGCCTTGATTGTAAAGTCCATAACTCTAGTTCTCATGATTTCTGAGTTATAACTAGGAGTTACTTTTGCTCCTTGCCAATCAGTCAAATGCCATAAAGCAACTTCTGCTCTCTTGCGGCGTTTATCAGGTTTTGGACCTTCAATAGACTTCATTGGTCCTAAAGCCAAAGTTGCATCTTTACATGCTTGGATTGTGGCTTCTACTAATTCTTCGGTACGTTGTTTTGCTTTAGATAATTCTTTTTGCGTTCGTACAAGTGTCTGACGAAGTTCTGAAACTGATTCGTCTACTTCTAGTTGCAGTTTCTTAGCGTCGTCAGATAGAGTCATGTGGTCCTAAAACACGGGCATTGTTTTTTACGATGGACTGTGAGTACAGTATTTCCTAATTGAAAACCGTGTGTTCTGAGAAGGTTAACAATTTGTATAATAGTAACTTTAGATTGAATTAAGTTTTCTAAGGCATCAGCATCAGATGGAAGTAATTCTAGTTTAATCTTGCCAACAGTACAAAGTTGTTTGATCTGTTCATTCAAAAGATCATTGATTGCTTTTGATAAGTCCCCCGAGCTCATCATTAGTTACTTCCTATACCGAATTCTTTTTCTTTTGGATCAATTGACTTAACGATTGGAGCAATAATAGATCCAAGTAGGATTGCATACTCAGGTTTCATGTCTCCTACAATCGCTAGAAGTACAGTAATACCAGATGCTGCTACTGCTCTAAGGTAAGATTTAATTGCTGCTTTATGCTTTGGCTTAAGTTTCATGACACTCCTTTAGTTCTTTGGACGTGCAATTGCCATAATTGTATCGTACTTTCTGCGTTTTAGATAGAACCCGTCACCATTAGATTGACTTCCGTTTCTACTGTCCGACGTGTTACCTTCCCATACATTTAAGTATTTCAAGGTTGTATTGTGCCATTGGACAATTCCTACGTGATCTGGTTGAGCGTCAGTATCAAACTGAAAGAAAACAAGATCTCCTTGTTGTGCTTGTCCGATTGGTACTAATTGATTGTTTTTTGTTAAATACTTAAGCCATTCGTCACAAGAAGCATAGCCTTTTGGCCTAGCTTTTGGTGCCACTTGACTTATTAAACCGGCTTCATGGTAGATCTTAGATGCGGACATTGCACACCAAGGTTGATTGTTTAGTCCAAACCATTTGCCAAAAACCGTGTCATTATTTGTGCCTTCGGTATAACCGATATAACTACTTGCTATTTCTTTTAGGCTTTTCATCCTTGCCCCCTAGAGTCAACATTGCTATTACTAATTCCATTTGAGTTTCTAATCTTGCAACAGAGTCTTTTAGACTAGATCCGCCGTTCGGTTTTAATTCATTTAGAAAGTGTTTAACTAGCCAACGTATGGCAATTACAAACGAACCTAGTATCGATATGACCGCAAGTATTAAAGCAGCCCAGTCATTCACAGTCATTCTTCTCCTTGAGTTTTAATTCGAGATCCCCCACTCTAGCCGTCAACATTGCTTTGTCCAAAGCTAGCAGACCAATCTGCTCTCTTAGTACAGCAATAACAACATTGATGTCTAGTTCTGTTGCGTCATCCATTTGCGTTCCCCTCGAGTGTTTTGATACGTGCGTTTAGATCTTGAATCAAAGCCAACATACCTGGAATTACAAAGCGTTCATTCCAGTTTTCAACTAATCCATCTGCACCACGATCTGCAGCAATAGGATAGTGTTCAGCAACTTCTTCAGCAATTAGTCCAGGCACAAGAATTCCTGATCTGTTGTCAGTTGCATCTAAATAATCAGACTTAAACTTAAAAGCTCTAATCGGCAAATTAAACAACCCATTTGGATTTAGATCAGCAACTGTTGAAAGATCAACGATGTCTTCCTTAAAACGAGCGCTAGAAGCAGTACTTCGTCGTGTGCGTCCATCCGTGTCCATTCGCGTATTTGCTGCGTTAGCACTAGTAGATGAATCTTGATTATAAAAAGCATCTAGTGTATAAACATTTCCATTCATTACTACGCCAGTTGTACTAACTTGAACATACTTTGTAGAGCTAAAAGCAATACGAGCATCACCAGAAGATACATAAGCATTAGGATACGTTGTCACAGCAGGATCAAATGTTGAACCGTAGTGCATAACAATACCAGCTGTAGAAGCTGGACCAATATGTCCAACAGTTGAACTGGACTCTGTAAATGAAATTGAGTTTGTAGAAGCAGATACAGTTACTCGACGTGCTCCTGATGAAGTTCTAAGTGTAAAAGCAGTTAAAGTACCTGCGGTTAAGCGGTCAACTGTAATTGATCCTGCTGCAATTTCTGCTGCTGTAATTGTATCTGCAGCAATTTCTGCTGCCGTAATTGTTGCGCCTGCAATTTGATCAGCAGTAATTGTTGCGGTTGCAATATTGCTAGCGGTAATTGTTGAACCAGCAATTTTTGCACCAGTAATTGTTCCTGCTGCAATTGAAACTGCCTCAATGGTTCCGACGGCAAGTTTAGCTCCGGTAATAGTATTAGCTGCAATTGAAACAGCTTCAATAGTGCCTGCAACTAATTTTGCACCAGTAATTGTATTTGCAGCTATTCTATCTGCTGCAAGTGATCCTGTTGAAATATTACCAGCGTTTATATTTGAGACTGTAATGACAGAAGCATCAATTGTTCCAGCTGTAAGTTTATTTGCAGATAAAGAAGCAAGTGCTTCATTGCCTAAAGTAAAAGCGGAAAATGCACCGCTTGTATAGCGGTAAAACTTATTATCGTCATCTGTATCAAACCAAAGATCACCTTCTGTAAAAGGACCTGTAGTTGGCATTGTTGTTTGTCTGTAGATCTTATTTTTACCATCGGCTGTTGTTTGTGCTGCGGTTGCTGCTGAAGCCGCTGCTGCCGCTGCTGCGGTTGCTGATGCCGCTGCTGCCGAGGCTGCTGCTGCCGCAGAAACGGCAGCCGCTGCTCCTGCTTCTGCTGCTGCAATTCCAAGATCTTGCACAGAAACCCAAGCAGTACCAGTCCAATAGTATTGCTTGTTTCCATCATCAGTATCAAACCAAACATCACCTTCAGTTAAAGGATAAACTGTTCCATCAGGAGCAGTTGCTTGGCGGTAGATGTGGTTTTTTCCATTAACAGATGTTTCAATAGTATTGATCTCAATTTGCAGATCATCTGTTTGTTCTGTTGTTGCAGCCACAATAGGAATAATAGACGTTTGAGTCATTCCAGTTGAAGTAACTGTAATTGGAGTAATTGTGATTTGTGGACAAAGTGGCATTATTTCCCCTAAATCGTAATCGTATACGGATCAACTACAGATGTGAAGTAACTAACTCTCCAGTTATCTGCGGATATTGAATGAGCTAATCCTTCTACAACACAATTGATAGTAATGTTTCTATTGTCATATGTAAGACGTTTTACTTGCACAAGATCATTTAATTCAGTCTCAAGCATATCTGTTGCAAGACTACCAATACCTATTGCGGTAAAATCAATTTGTTCTGCTAATACAACTGCATCAGCATCTTTTCTTGCAGCATATAAAGCAAGATTTGCCGCAGAAGTATCGTTTGATATTGGAGCATCTAGTTTTTTAGACTTAAGTCCATACGTAGAAACACTTGAAGTATATTTAGCCGTCTTTTGAGTTTTGCCAGGTCCTCTAAATACTATTGCTTCATTGTAAACATAATCTGTTCCGGGGTTAGTAATAATACCATCATATCCAACACTATTGGCATCACCCTGATCACTAAATAATAATTGTGTTGGTCGCGTAAACTTATCAGATAATGGAACAAGCGTTGCTGTTCCTGTTCGACTTACGTAAAAACGTCCGCCAATACAATTAGCGCATTGTTCTAACATTTCAAGACAACTCATATTTTGTTTTGTTTTAAGCATTACCGTTGTACCAGTAAGACTGCGCGCGGCAGTCCATGAAGCAAGATCAAGTGCTCTAGTTGCTCTTAATGCTGCAGTTTCAGAATAAGCACTTGTTGCAAGAGCAGGTGCAATTGCTTTGGCAATTTGTGCAAGACCATCAACAAATGTTAATGAAACCGTAGGATAAATGCCTTGGTTTACTTCATTGTTTTCTAAATAACCTGTATAAATAGTTGTTGCATTGCCTTGGATCTTTACTTGCATACCAGCAATTAAAATGCCATACCATGGACTTGATGTGTTGCTTGGATCAAACGCTCCAGATTGATTATTAAGAACTACATCAGCAGTTCCTGATTCCAGGAAATCATTTTGATATTGACGACCTCGACGGATGTCAACAGATAACAAAAGATCCGCGCTAACTGCTGTATAAGCACCACCATTGCTAAAAGAAACCGTAAGCGTAGGTGCATTAGTTGGCATTATAGTACCGCAAACTGGCTGCCGGTTCGGCGTCGCATAAGAGTTGCAAGTCCATTTTTAATGCCATTAACAAGATCACCTTGTGAAACAACTGAACCAGCAACATTTACAGTAATATTTCCGCCATTTGATGTTGTGTTTTTAGCAATGTTTCCATTTCCAGCAGATGCTAGCAATGAAATAGTTGGACTTGATATACCAAGTTTTTGTTGCTTGATCTGATTTTTTCTAATTGCTTCAAGAGTAACCGGATCAGTTTCTTTAAGTCCTTTTAGTCCAAACTTGTTTTGTAATTGCAATAATAATGCTGATGCTTTTGCAGCTCCTGTTGTTGCGCCGGCAAGACCTTTTGTGGCACCTGTCATGCCTTCAATGCCTTTGGTGTAATCTGAAGCTGTTGTTGTAAAACCTTTTGCATTGTAATCAAACTTACCTAATG